ATCTAAAACAATTTTACGAGGTCGCATAATGATACAAGCCAAATTATTAATAGCTGACGGAGATATAGTCTCCGTCGCTAACACCAAGCAAGAAGCAGAATCAGATCTACTTTACCAATTGATAGAATATTTTGATCTATCAATCCATATTAATCCCGACTATAACCCGACTAATAACCCGACTAAGGAGAAAAACTAATGGAACTATTAGAAATAAAAGAAAAAGTATTTTGCATTGGAACTGTAATGCAAGAGTGCAAATATTGGCACGATACCGAGCAAGAAGAAAACTATCTCAACGAACATGAGGTTGATAATATCGCAAGCTTTTTCTATATTCATAGACCATACATCTCAGAAATAATTGAGGAAGTCTTTTGCTATATGAACAACGAGAGCAAATATGGATATGATCTATCCTATATTGTAAATGGTGATTCTAATGGTTGGGATATAGCAACAGAGGTTTATTCTACATTTATTAATAACCCCATAAGTGCGGTTAGCGAGCCAAAATATATCCCCGGCTATCCTAACCATTATGAATTTGAACCCTTCTCTTATATCTCACCTGATGCTCTTTTAGACTATCTCAAGAATAACGATAGTCATGGTTTAGATATAGACGAAGTTTCAAAAGTATTTGCTATAGGCGAATACGAATACCTAAGAGAACCCGAAGAATTAGAGGAGCAAAACTAATGAAAACAATTAAATCAAGATTTGCATTTAACCAAAATGATTATGAAAAGGGTACTCGCCTATTACAAGAATATGAGTACAAAGGTTACTTCATAAGAGAGTTTGAACAAAAACCTTGCGACAAATGGAAAAAAGCAATGCAAGAAGAAAATGGATATGAACTAATGACAGGTGAAGAAATAGGAGAGGGGGGTTATGAAATCCTTAATTTGTCAGGAGAAGTTATTGATTTTGATTGGTATGGTATGGGAAATGGTTGCACTTGCAACGCTGAAAATGAAATTGATTCTCTGGTGCAAGAAGGCATAGCAAAAAAATTAGGAATAGAGACGTGTGGCAAAAGTTTTAACGAAATAGATAAAGAAATTAAAAGGAGAAAAACTAATGGCTAAATTTAAATGTACTGTAGTAGAAACCTACACCAAAACTATAGAGATACCCGACAATATAGATATAGCTAATATTGATCTAAGTGAGGTATATGATTTTTCTATGCCCGAAGATACCGAAGAAACTGTTGAACCAATAAGAAATGATAGTGTCGTTGACTTGGTTTATAAAGACGGAGAATTTGAGGAGTCCGACAATGAGCGATAAAATGATAGTTACCTTTTACAGAAAAGAACTTACTTGGTTTGGCTACAAAGTAGAAGTTGATGCTAAAACTAATGAAGAGGCTATGGAAAAAATAAAAGATTATGATTACGAAGAAATAGAAACTGTAGACGAAGAGTGTGACGGAACAGAGGGATATGGAGTCTTTTACTTTCCCGACGGAACAGAAATAGACGAAAGAGAATAAAACTATGAACGATAAGATCAACCCACCTTATTACCGCAAAGGAATAGAAACGACTGATTATATTGTTTCTCATTCTATGAACTACTTAGAAGGCAATATCATCAAGTACGTAACCCGATACAAGGACAAAGGCGGTATTGAAGATTTAAAGAAAGCTGAGTGGTATTTATCCCGACTCAAGAAAGCCTATTTAGACGATATTAAAGAGCAAATACAACAGGAGAATAACAATGTATAGATATTATGTTGAGTTTATAAATGACGGATTTGGTAATGGAGAGAATGTTTGCATTTATGTAAACGCTTACAGTCCAGAGCAAGTGAAAGAAATGTTTAATGAATATGAATTGATTGCTTGCGATCAAACAGACTAATGATATACAACAGGAGGTATCAGATGATAACGATTAAATTTACACAAGAAGAAATAGATCAATTATATGAAGCACTTGAAAATATACCAAAGGAAATATATTCAGAATGTGATACGCCAGATGATTTAGATAAAGAGTTGTTGTCTGGTATAGAGAAATTAAAAAATAAAGCTAATTATTTTCAAGAGTGGGAGATCAACAATGAATCTTAAAGAACTAGATAACACCTGGCGAGAGACTTGCCCCGAAGAAGCTAATGGATTGGTTAGTAAACGTAAGAAAAAGTTTTTAGACAATATACTCAAGCGATCTGAGAATAGAAAAAGATTCATACAAAGAAGAAAAGAACAGGAGAAAAGCTAATGGCTAAAACGTGGAAGGTACTTAGAGAAG